AAGCTGGAGCAGTAACCATCGTTACATTTCCACCTGTCGCAACACCAGCACCACTTACGCTGTAATGAGTTGTTAAAGTTTTTACAGTTTCAGCACCTGCCGAAGATCGAATAATAACCTGTATATCGGCTGTTGTTGCTATCTTGAAGGTATAAGCAAAAACTGTTGTGCTATCGTCACCCGAATAGCTATTTTTAATTATCGTAGTTGAAATTGTCATAGTTCTATTTACTCTATAATACCATTATTTATTTGATTTTTAAACATTTACTTCTTCTTCTTTTTCTTCTCTTTTAAGAATGTTAATGGTACTTGTCCATCTGTCTTTTTAATAAAATCAATTAATCCCATAAGCATTGCTAATTGCTTTTTCTTATCTGTTTCTGCAAAGAACTCTTGTAATAACATATCCCCACCTGCCATTTTAGCTAGTAATTCTCTTAACAAAGTATTCGATTCTAAAGTCTTTTTTCTGATATTTAAGGCATTATAGTGTTTAGCTTCTAGTTTATGTGCCTTCCCAGTTAATATCATTTCTAATGCTTCTTTAGTATCTAAAGTAATAACGGCCTGTGTTCTATCCCATTCCTTAACATAATGGTTCATACTTATTTTAGCAGGATGACTACCTATTTTAAAAAATCTTCCAAAAACAGTACCTACAATCGGAAAACCTAACACTTGTTCTAAATGAGTTTGTACTCCTATTAAATCGTTTGCTGGTATCTTATAAAAACCTTGTCCTGTATAAGTATTAATAAACCATTTTTGTATTTCTACATTTCGTCTAGCATCATCAGCTTTATCTATTGTTTGATCTATAGACATTCTGCCTTTAAAATCATCAAAAGGTGTTTTACCATTCATCCACAAAAGTAAATCAGCAATTAATTTAAAAATTGGATTCATTGATGGTGTACCTGTTCGACCTATAAAAGCAAAATATTCTGCTACACTATCTGGTTCACCCATTAATGCTGGATCATCCTTTATAGACATTAATTTATACATAGTTGCATTTAATAATCTTGCAGATTCGTGCTGTGGTATTCTTAAATAAACTGTTCTTCCAACAGCGTCTGCACCAAGTGGTACTACAATATAATTTTCTCTATCCCATTGATTAACACCATACATAAGTGCAGCTACAGGCATACCAAATACACCTAGTTCTATAGCTTTTTGTGTTAATTTTGGTATAAGATGATAAAAAACAAACTTACTACTAACTGTTAAAGGAGATTCTAAAAATCTAGTAAAATCTGATCGTACAGCTTGAAGCCAAGGATTAAGATATAACCAAATATTATTCCATAATTGATTATGTGTTCCTTGTCTTAAAAAAGATGGGTGTCCTACATCGCCTTGTGTTCTTAACATTCTTTCGCCCACATTATTCATTTTAACATCACCTCTTTTAATTGCATCGTTTAAATATAAATTGTATGCAATTTTAGGCATCGTTGCTATGGCTTTAGCATTGTTACTCATAAAACCAAAAAATCCTCTACTTCCAAATATTTCTTCCCACAATGCTTCAAATGTACCTTCTATTGTTTCATACTTTTTTGTTATTCTATTCCATTTTTTTACTTTTCCTGTTCCGTCATACCAAGTTTTCATCATCTGCTCTAACATAAACTGTTCTTCATCCATACCCAATCGCATTGCCTTTTGTCCAGCTTGTCCTTGATACCCTTCTTTTTTTCCTATCAACATTCCTTCTGTGTCCATCCAACGAGTAAGGGGAGTACCATCTTTAAATATTCTTTTATAAGCAGGTTTAGCTGAATGTACTAAATATTTTACAAATGATCGTTTACCACCTCCGTGAATATCAAGCCAAGTCAAACCTTTAGTCATTTGTATAGCCCTTCCAGAATCTCTTACTAAATCAAAAGGCCAAAATGCTGGATTCAATTCTGTAAAAACTTTTCTAAACATTTCACCACTTGCAGATAACATTCTTACCATAACAGAACTGCTTATAGGATTTGCCATAAATAGTTTTGCCATATGTTCATTAATATAATAAGTTTGCAACTCCCCATTTTTCAGATAGTGAAACGGAACTAAACCTTTTGGTGGTTTTTCTAATCTATTAGGCCCTATGTGTTTAGGTTTCATAATGACACGATCTACTGTGCCAGTTCTACTTAAGATTAAACCTTCTTTTGCTTCAAACCTTAATTTATTTTTTAATAACCATTGGACTAATGTAGACATAGCTTGATGCCTTCTAGTTTCACTTATTAAAACCATATCTGTTTCTACTGTTGCTTCAAAAGCATTACGAAATCTATTAAATGTACCAGTTGTTTTTCCTAGAAAAGATGTGGCTGCTGCATTTTCGCCATATTTCTCTATTCTCTTTAATACATATTTTAAGACATCAAATTTGATATATGTAAAATTTTCTTCAAATAATTTTATTTGGTCAGCACTATACTTTCCAGAACCTTTTAATTCTCCAATTACCATAAGCTGTCGTATCTCACTAAACTTATCCATTATTGGAAGTAAATCGGGATAATCTTTAGCATACTGTTCCCAAACTTCTTCGATTGATCTTCCTTTAAAATGAGTTCGTAATTCTGCTTCAATTTCTTTATCTAATTTTAAAAACCCTCTTGTCACAACATTTTTACGTTGGTCACTTTTTCTTAAATTTCTTAACGCTAATCCAACACCAAATTCGTGTAGATTAAAACCAAGATCATAAATCGGTTTAATAACATATTTATTTAATGTATCAGTATAAACCTCTAATTTTGACTGTCTGTATCTAAATCTTTCTATATCAATTTCAGTTTGTTTTTCTAATCCATCTTTCCATCTATTATTTATATTTCCTTTTCGTCTAAAGAAATAAAATGCTTTATCCGCAACTTCTGTACCTAAAGCATCATACCAATCTCTTATATATTGACCCTCAATAACTTTCATTTTTTCAACATTAGCATCCCTAGATTCCTTTATCATTTTAGTAATAAGTGTTTGATTTCTATTTGATCCTTTTGAATTTAAGTCAATTTGTATATCTTCATAGAGTTTTTTAACTTCTGGTTTTTTCTCTATATGATATATCCACGCTTCAAAAGTTCTAGGTGCATTAAGTTTTACCCATTGCGGTTTTAATAACCAAGCCATCATAAAGTCAGCAAATAATTCTCTAGGATTATATCTATACTTTGTATATTTAGGATCACTTGCTTCATTAAAAGGTTTCCATTTCATAGTTAGTTTTTTTAATTCAGTTACAATCATTTCTTTACTAACTAATCCACGATCTTGTATTTCTTTTTCAAACAAGTCTTTAAAGATTCTATTAGCTTCTTCACTTAATTTAGGATCAACTTTCTTACCATTAATTTTATCTGCTATCGCTTTTAAGTGATGCGACATTAATCCTTTCATAGCATCTTTAACGACTAATTTTTTAAGAGCAGATGATAATTTAGCAAACGCCTCATAAAATAAAGGATTAATTTTTTCTCTTGCTTTAGCGTCTTGGAAAATTTTTAAAACTGTTTCTGGTGTAATCTCTAACTCTTTAATTTCTTTATTAGTTTCTTTTTCAAGTGCTTTTGCTATTTTTTCAGCTTTTTTTCTTAACGCATTAATTTCTATTAAACTTAAAGGTTTTACTCCATCATTTTTTCCATCTATCCAATCACTCATAAATCTCTTTAAAGATTTTATTGAACCTAAAATATTACCTCTTGCTAATGTTTTATCGGGTAAGTAATCAATTAAATGTCCTATTTCGTGTGCAAGAACTTGATATAAATCAATAGGTGCTTTTTGTAGATTTTCAGCAATTACCACTCTTGGTGCGTTTTTACCTTTAAATTGAAAATATCCTCTTAACGTAGATGTTAATTTTTTTAATTCTGGTGACTTCTTAATAAATATTTCTGAAAGAGAAACAAGATCGTGTAAATCTAATCCTTTTGCACTATGATAAAGTCTTTGCCAAGGCATTTCAGAAAAGCCAGAATAGGATTGAGTATGATCATAAGCATCTGATGGTGGTTCAAATGTATTACCATCCCGTGTACTATTAACTTTATCATAATAGATACCTTCCATATCATTTTTAGATTTATGGTTTTTCCAGTAACTTTGGGCTTGTGCTTCTACTTGACCATCTATACGTCTAGTCATTAAAAGACCAATCGGTTTATTTGTTTCTGGATGTAAAAATACTAATTGTGAAATATTATCAAAACCTTTTAATGGTTCACTTGCTAATACTTTAGCATTTTTAACTTTACCATCCTTATCAGTAAACCTTGATAAAGTTAGATATGCTTTTCTTGAAAATGATACAAATGTATCACCAACTCGACCAACCATTGTATCAATTTTTTCTAATGCTCCCTTATTAACAGCAAAGACAACATCAATTTTTTTATGTTTATCTGTTATACCTTTAAATACCCTAGTCATTAAATCATTAGCTGTTTTATATTTATCAGTCCATTTATCAGCCACAATTTTTTCAAATGCTTTAGCCATTTTAGGATAGAATTTATTGACAATTAACATATGACTATCAGAAAATGCTTTACCATCTTCTGACTGTATTTTAATTCTACTGCCTCTTTGTGTACCTAAATCATTTAATGTTTGTACTGCTGTTGCTTTATATTCTTTACCTGTAGTATCTAATGAATAAACACCATCTTTATCTTTTGCTAACTCTACAATATCAGTATTATATTCCCCAGCATCTTGTTTCTTTTTAAAGTTAGTATCTTTAGGTTCATCAATCCTAATTTTATTATCTTTATCAATAACAATTTTTTTCTTATCTATATTTATTTTTCTTGTTTCGGTTTCAAAAATAGGTACTTTTTCTCCACTAGGTTTTTCCACGATTAAAACATTATTATTACCTATTGTTTGTTTACTAATAATTTTACCTCCATCTAATCCCGATACAGATATATGTATATTTTCATTATTTTGATATTTAGGTGGTGGTAATAATTTAATATCATTCTTTTCCTCTACACCTTTAATAATTTTTTTAGAAGCATTGATAATAGTATCTGGTATTTCTCCTATTAATAATTGATCTCTAACAGTATGATCATTTAAAGACATTTTAACTAGGGTATCGGGATGTATACCATAAGTTCTATAAATAGTTTTTATTGCATTAACTGTGTCCATTCCTTTTCTTACTGAATAAGAAAATCCTTTTTTAGCATATCCTGTTGTTGCTCTAACTCCGTGCATACCAAAGATTAAAACAGCAGCGTGGGCAAAATCCTTTTTATCTGGTAGAATTTTATTTTGTTGAATCCAAGCATCTAAAGTTACCATAGTTGCAATTTCTCCACTTATTCTTGCACTCATAGTTCCTGTATTTGCAGCCCATTCGTGTGTCTTTGCAAATTTTGCACTTTTGTCTGCTTGTGCTTTTAAAAGTTTTTCATTCCAAGTAGCAGAAGAAAGTTTTTTAGTTAATCTTGGGCCGACAACTTTTGATATTTTAGTACCAACACCTAATGTAGCACCACCTATAACTGCTGATCCAGCACCACCAAATCCTTCTTTACCTATTCCAAACCAATTACGCATTGTAAAAAAATGTTTCATAAACGCAGAGCCATTATCTACTTCACCAGCCGCTATAGCATCCATATAAGCACTTCTAATTACATCGGGAGCTGCAAACATTCCTGCACCACAAATAACAGGTGCTGCGATACCGCTAGTACCTCCTGTAGATGTACCTGTTGCAATATTAGCCGCTATACAACCAAAAGCCATCCAAGGAAGATCATTAGCTAATGTGACAAAATCTTGAACGATTGACCTAGAAAAACTTTGTTCGTTCCACATAAATACTCTATTATAAACTTCTTCAATAGGCATATCTGGATTTTCAGTAGTAATTTTATGGAAGGAATCAATAAAACCATTGACCGACATTAAATAACCATTAGTAAAAACACTATAATAACCTTTACCACCCATTGCAGCGATAATTCTATCTCCTTTAGGAAGGGCCTCTATAGCTTGGGTAACAATATTTTCAGAAGGTAAATAAGGTAACTGGGCAAATGTATAACCATAATTAGGTGTTCCCCACGTTTCTAAATATTTATCTACTTTAGCTTCCTGTTCTTTGCTAATTGTACCTGTATGATGATGTTCAATATATAATTGTTTAATAGCTATTTTTTGTTCTTCAACACTACCTTTCATAATTGCCATTAACAAATCATCTGTTCCTGTTCTGCTTATTAAATTAATTAAAGCCAATGCTCTTTGAAAATCCATATTATGAAGTTTAGTCATATCTAAATGTTCTTCGGCATCTTTTAATTCTTGTGGTAATTCCCAATTTGGATTATATTTTCTCATAGTATTCTTTAAACTATTAAGAGCAGTTTCCATTGTTGCTTTATTTAATTGAAAAACACCAGAAGCTGAACTATCGGGGTTTGGATTTATAATATTTCTATTATCAGATTCAAAAGCACTAATAAAACTTATTGCTTCATTTAATTGTTGCACTTCTAAATCACTAACTTTTAGACGATCTTTCTCACTAAATAATACAGCCATAGATAAAATACCTGTACTAGCTGGGGTATGTAATATTTCTACTTGTTCTTTTATTTCCTGTTTTTTAATTAAATCTTCGGCAGCAGTTGTTTTAAGTAAATTTTCAGTTTCTGCTTCAACAAATTTTGCTTTATCACCAGAAGTCATAAAGTCTGTACTTGGAAGTTCAACTGGCTGATCATTCAATCCAGCTTCAAGAGTTGTTAAATCAGTATCTAATAAAAATTTTGTACTTTCTACATCTACATTCGGTAAAAATTGACTAAACCATTGGTCAATATAACCTGCTTTACCAGCTTGATCGTCTTTAAAATGTTTTGCAGCATAAAGATATAACTCTTTAATCTTTTTTTGCTCATCATTACTTAACTTTTGAAAATTAGTTTCTAAATTTTCTTCACTTTTAATAGCCATCTTATCAGAATGATGAATGGCAGAATCATTTTGCTTTTCAGATTTTTTTAATAAAGAATTTTTTGAACCTAATGGTTCGTGTTGTTCATAAACATCTGTAACATTATGAGATAGATGCACAGGGCCTAGTGCCTTACTTGTAACTTGCGTAAGACCATAAGCATTATTAATATCAAAATCGCTAAAACCTGCTACTTTTAAATATTTTCTTTGATTATCAATCCAAGAATTAATTTCATTATTACTAAAACCTGCATTAGAAAGCATTAAAGGAGTAAATTGTGTCATTAACTACTCCGCACTATCTGGTATAATAATAAACTGTGTTGCATCTAGGGAATCAGTTGTAAACTCTCCTGTTTGCCATTCTGATAAATATTTTTTACCTTCTGCTTTAGTTATTTTTTGAACTCTTTTGATATAACCAATTACAGTTTCACCATCATTTTTTGTTGGTAAATCAAGTTTTGGCTGTTCTGGTACTTTACCCTTCCAATATGTTTGAGTATTAAACACATAATCTGTACCACCAGATGTAAGCGTACTTACCGATAGAGCTTCATCTTCATTTAAAATACCTTTCCAATTCTCTCTTACTTCTTCATTTACTCTTGCTCCATAAACATTGACTAAATCATTCATAATATAATTTTCACTTTTTTCATCCATCAACATTTCTTCAATTTTAAAATTTTTGCTTTCGCCTACTGCTATCATTGAAAACATTTGATTAATGGCTGCATATGCTTCAAGTGGATATTTATTAGCCGCAAATATTCCGTGCAATAATTCTACACCTGTTTTATCGGGGTCTAATTCTTGCATTTCAGTCATTTGCTCTATAATACCAGTAAGAATATTCTCATCTATATTCAACTTTCTTGACAACATTAATCCTGCATTTCTAATTAAACCATTTTTATATTTATGTCTTTCAACTGTATTCTTTTCAGAAGCATTAATTAATGTCGTTGCATATTCTGGTTTAATATAACCTTCTGCCATAGCATCAAGGATCATCATACGTTCACCTTTCGTATCTATAAAACCACCTTCAACAAGGTAGGTTAAAGTTGCTTTAATTTTTAATCCTGCTGGTGAATCCCACGTACTAACACCTGTTGCTAAAACTTTTAAAGCATTATCATATGCTTTCTTTAATGTTCGTTTTGTATCTGATTCTAAAGTATTATCTTTTTCTAACCTCTCTAAAAAATCTTTACTAAATTCTATACCTTCTTTAGAGTTTGAAGCTATCGCAACTATTTGATTAGTAAAAGACGTTTCTGACTTTCTTTCATTTTCTGTTCTCATTGCTGAAAAAACACTATCTTGTGCCTCTAATTGTACTTTAGCTTTTTTAATTAATTCTGTTCTCATATGTTTAGTTAAAAATTCTCCATATACCTTGTACTCATCTCCTTCTTTTGATAATGCTGTTAAATTAGTATAATATGCTTTCCAATTTACAACTGGTTCTCCATTAGGTGAAGTTATAGACCCTGCTTCTGCTTCAAAAATTTTCTCCCAAACTCTTACTTTTAAATCAAATAAAACTGAATCTACATCTGAAACATAATTTTTATTAATTTTTAATATATCTATAATTGCTTTTTTCTTTTGTTCAAAAATAGGTGCAAATTTTGTCCATATATTTTCATCTACAGTTAAACTATCAATTTGATTTAAAACATCTAAATGCTCTAAATCATAAGATACTTGGCTTTCGACTAAAACTTGCTCATTTCGTAATTTCCACATATCTTTCTGTCCTGTTTCAATAGCTAGGTGGAAATCAGAAAGGAATTGCTCATATGCTTTATCATCATCTTTATATAATTTTTTATATTTAGTTTTTAATTTTACTACTTCACCATCCCAATATTTATTATAAGTTTCACCAGATGATGTAGATAATTCTTTATTATTTCTTACATTTTCTAATACTTGATTTACATCACCTACTAATATTGATTTGTTTAATGTGTTTTTATTTTTAATTCTTTGGGCCTCTATTCTTCTATCATTTTCTGCCTTTCTTGTTGCTACAACATCTAAAAAACTTGTAAGTTTATCAAATGACCTAGAAACAGGATTATTAGCAGCTACTCCCAATGTATTTGTAGTGGGTAATCGTACTTCTGGTTGTGATCCTCTTGGAATTTTAA